TTTCCAGATATTCGATCTGATCTTGTCGTCTAAATGCATTATTGATACTGCGGACAACATTAGGGACGCTATCAACAGCATAGAGAGACTGATCTGGGTAAACCTCAGCATGAGAGTTGGCCGACGCAGCCACCTGCCATCCCGAAAGATATATCGCTTTGAGTCCTGCTTTGACGTGTTGTACTGCTTGTTGTCCATTATATGCTCCAAACGTGTTGATGTATTCGTTTTCTTCAAACAGTTGGCGTAACTTGGTCGCACCCATCTTTGCGAGGGTGTGATCAATCTGTACGGTGCCTTGAAGACGGCGAACGTCTTCGGGTGAGTAATCTCGTTTTTTCATAACAAATCCTGTAATAATATGGTATCCGGTAGGGGGTTCGAACCCCTGTTGCCGCCGTGAAAGGGCGGAGTCCTAGACCACTAGACGAACCGGACGTTTCACTGCATTATATAGTGTTGTATTACCCTCGTATTTGCTCGATGAGTATTACAACCTTTCCCTTTTCCCCTTCAACGAAGATGGCAATATCAGATGCCTCGACATGCACACTATGATCTAAAAATCCACTGCGCACTTCAAGTATTGATTTTTCAATTGCCACTTCTGGACATTTGTATACTCCGATGATTGTTCCCATCGGATCCATTGCAATGTATACATTACCAAGATCAACGGCACCATCACGAAAATATGTTGACGGATAGGTTAATCCTTCCATTGTCCTTACCTCTTATACCACTGTGATTGTTATTATATCATAAATCGAAGTAGTAGACAAGCGTAAAGAACTTTTTTCTTTTAAATCTCAGGACAAGATCTGTACGGTCCTCTATGGGAACGATTACCTTTCTTGTTCTGAGAACCGATCGCCTTTCTTCGTATGACTTCTCAAATAACTCCCTTACGATTCTTTGTGTATCCGTCTCCAACGGTACAAAATCTTCGGGAGCAGTAGTATTTAGAGAAAAAGCAATTGCAAGTTCGGGTAACATGTTACTTCTCGATGTAAAAAATATGGTCGCCGATGCGGCCGATGAGTTTCATTCGTTCATGAAAACTCCATTTAGGTGTAACATAGTTCGCGTGGTAGTGCGTGGCACCCTCTGTAATCCCTTTAAACTTTCGGAATGATCTGAGATCACGAGCGACTTCTTTTGCTCGTAGCCAAGCGTACTGTTCGACTGGTGCGTCCGACTGACCATCACAGTACCAACTAAACTGGCACATGTTTTTCTTTGGTATAAAGAGACCCCTTTCTACGCCCCACTCAGACATCACTGCCTGTTTAACGACGCCACATATTGTGTTGGGATATCTTTTATGTGCAACTCTGTTCATCACGACATCAGCGACAGCGAACTGTCCCGCGAGACTCTCACTTCGTGCTTCGTGGTAAACATTGAGTGCAAGACATTCAATCTCATCTGTTGCTTTGATGCGAACATTATCAGCATAAACTGAAGATGAAATCAAAACAAGTGTGATTAAAACTCGTAACATGAGAACCTCTAGATGGTTCGTTCCATGTACCTTTCTAGTTGCCTTAGTTTCCTAGCGCGTGATGGACGAGGGTTGTTACCGAACTTTTTTAACAATTGCATATATTCTTTCACTAAGTTGCCTTGATAAGGTCTATTCATCATAATGTTCCATTCTCCATTTTAGTAAATGTTTCAAAAAGCAGGTTTGCATATGCTAAGTTGGTCTTTTCGCCAGGATGACCAAACTCCTTTATATCGCCAAACTGTTGCCCTAGGGTGTAAAGATCTTTCATTGCTCCAGATTTACCCATGCCTACTCTGCTAGTAGTTTTTAATGATTTCAAACTTTCGGTTAACCACTCTTTATATTCTGGCACTTTGTCTATCTGCATATCTGGATGTACAGGTATCCCTTCACCCACGTCAGCGTCCGTCAATGTCGCCATGATGTTAGACCAGTTTCTTCTATGAAAAACACCTTGAATCAAATTGATTCCACGAGACTCGCACAACAACTCAACCATCTTCATTTTAGACAATGTGTGCATGACATCAGTTCTTGTATCATAACATCTTTCGTACCAGTCGTCAACTATTTCTCTGATTTTTTTTGTGTAAATATTTTGCGTTCTGAGACTTGAGAACTGAGTCACATTCAGTTCTCTGGCAATCTTTACATCTCTCTCAGAGGGTTGATACTCAACCCATTCTTTTCTCTGCCAAGCAGACCAAAGAACAACCATGTGTGTAATCTGTTGATCGGGATTGTCATGAAGGTAATCAGTGATCAAACGAAAAATCTGTTCGTTACCTGCTCCACATCTTCCTAGATTGACATAATCAATTCCCATCTTTTTTGCGAGTATGTCTGTGAAAGTATGTTTCCAGTGTGTTGGTGGGGTATCATCATAACCATCAAGTTCGTCTCCCCAGACGAAACTGCATCCTGCGGTTAGTAGCATTAGTTTTTCTCTTTATAGTTTTTGATCGCAGCCTTGATCGCATCTTCTGCGAGAACACTGCAGTGAATTTTTACGGGTGGGAGTGCGAGTTCTTTGGCAATCTCTGTGTTCTTGATTGCGCCTGCCTCATCTAAACTTTTGCCCTTTACCCATTCAGTAAGCAAAGAACTGGAAGCGATTGCAGAACCGCACCCATAGGTTTTAAACTTTGCGTCTTGAATGACGCCATCATCGACAAGAATCTGTAGTTGCATAACGTCACCACACGCGGGTGCACCGACCATCCCAGTACCAACGTTGTCGTCTTCCTTGTCCATCTTACCCACATTGCGTGGATTCTCGTAGTGGTCTAGAACCTTGTCGGAATACATTACTCTGCTTCCTTCAATATATTTTCTAGGTATCTTTTAAACAGACTTGGTTCATCTACAAATCTTTTATCAATACCTTTATATAAACGCCTTACAGTGACTTTCTCATACTTTTTCAAATGTTTTCTCATAGTGGTATTAGAAAACTTCAATCTTTTTTTATTAGACCAATCATTATCATCTAGCCAGTTGTCAGTTCTAGTATGATCTCTTGATATGTTGAAGTCGAATGAATCTAAATCTCGATCTTTTTTTATTCCACCCTTAATAAACATTCTTTTACCAGAATGAAAATCAGTATGATTACTTTTGTTGTTGGGTTTCATTACTCTGTCTCTATGTCCTCGATCAACATGTCACGCATGGCACGTGCCTGTGCGTCTTCAGGATTATTTACACTACCATTATTCACAAACTTATACGCAAGTGTGATACGTTGACAGTCCGTGTATGCGGCATGCCAACAGTGTAGGTCTTCTTCGTGACCAGCACCAAAGTAATAGTGACGACACTGCCATCCAGGGACATCGTCAATCTTAATTATCTTATCGTTCTTCTTGTCATAGTACTCGAAGAAACCTTCTCCAGTCTCTGACCACGTGAACAGAACCTGATATGCGTTGGCATCAAAGTTAGTGTGCCAACCCACAAAACCGCCTGGCGGATAGTAAGATAGTAGGGCAGATGTATGCGCACCAAGTTCGGACGCGAAGTCGTACTTGACCTTTTGCATAAATCCACCCCACGTCTCTTTATCTTCACGCACCATCTTTGAAATCGGTTGTGCGAAGTATCTATCGGGCGGGCCAACCAGACCATCACGACCGCGAGACAAACAGTCTTCTAGGTACTCACGAGATGTGTAGTACGACCCTAAGTCTACATCCTTGCGTTCATGATAGGTCCAATACCTTTCGTCGTTGTACGACGGTTTAGACAGCATCTCGTCCGAGAAACTGTTCAGAGTCTTCAACATGTCTTTGTTACGAATAACAACTTCTGTCATTTTTCTTTACCATTACGATGAATGATCATGGAATATCTATCCCCGATCTGTTGCTTGAAGGAAACGGTATCTCCCTTTTGCAAGTCAAGTTGCTCAAATAGTTTATTCGGTATCTCAAAGGCAAGGTCACCTTCAAGAACCGTAGGAACTACTGGGCAGTTGAAAATTTCATTAGTCTTTTTCATCGAAACTGTCATTTACTTTCTGAAGTTCTTCTGGAGTGCATACTCCGTTATTTATTAAAAATATAAGAGTAGACTCTATTCCCTGTTGCTTACCGAATACTTGTCCGACCCTGTAAAAAAAATACAAAAGCGAAACCGCAACTGCAGTATGTATCCATGGATCCATGTTACTCTCCCTATAGAGTGAAGTCAGCGAATCTTTCTGTATTGACTCGCTGGCCAGTGTTAGAGTTATCAAATGCTGGTCCATTATCTACTTCTTTATTTAGGGGAGAGTCGTTTTGATCAACATCATATAAACGCATTTTGGCACGGTCAATACCTACGACAAATCTCTGATATGCATTCAAATCATTATATCGGTTTTTCAACTGTTTCACTAAGATCTGGTTGTTTGCCTTGAGTTCGTCGTTGGCGATAAGTGCGAACATGAAGTCGGCGGTTGCGGGTAGTCCAAAAGACTCGGACGTATCTTCAAGCCCCACGTCATCATTAGTGAAACCAGAACGAGTCGTCTGCGTTGCAGACACGATCGGCACGTCGAATTCCACGGCAAGACCACGTAACTCTTCAGCAATAGACTTGATATACGAATACGAGTTAATAGCACCGCCCATTCCTTTCATACGCGCACTGGCGCAGATGTTGAGATAATCAATATAGATGATATCGGGGACAAACTGTTTCTTCAGTTTGAGTTCATTAAACAACGCACGGAAGTGGTTCGCGTGTGCACTACCCGTGGGATATTCTTTGATGATCAGTTTGCCAGTTGTCTTCTCTGCGATACTCTGAACACGGTTTGAAAACATGCCCTTACTCAGATGTTCCAGCTGGTCTATCGGTACGTTGAGTAGATTCGCATCGATCCGTTCTGCGATACGCTCTTCAGCCATCTCCATAGTGATGTAAAGGACATTCTTCCCCTGTGATAAGGCAGCACCAGCACTATGACACATGAAGAGAGATTTACCGACACCCGTACCTGCCAGTGCGATGTTGAGGGTTTTATTAGGTAATCCACCCTTAGTGATGCGGTTAAAGTAATCCAGATCGAACGAAATGCGTTCTTCATCAAGATGATAAAACTCCCAACGATCGTCGATATTTTCGAGATAGTCGTGACCAATGTTCGTATCAAAAGAGACACCCAACGCTTTAGATAGAATATCTGGTATCGCATTCTTAGATAATTTTTGATGTTTGCCGTCAAGAATACTTATAGATTCCATGACCGCATTAAACACTGCACGATCTTGACACCACTTCTCAGTGCGATCAACTAACCAGTCCGAGTCTTCGGCGCTGTAGTTAAAGATGTCAGGTAGTATCTCCATGGCATGGCGATACTGTTCATCTGTCAAACGATCTTCAGAGTCAATCTCAATCTTGAATGCCTCTAGTGTAGGCAGTCTGTTGAACTTGGCAATGTAAGAGGTGAATTCTTTGAAGAGACCATTGTAGGTCCCCTCAAAGTATTCAGGTGAGAGAAAGGCTGCAACCTTTCTCATGTATGAATCGTTAGTCAGTAGATTCCGTAGAATCGTCTGCTGTAGATTGATTTCCGTCATTTTCTTCCCGTGTAGTAATTGCAGCTTCTAGAATATCTTGCAACACATCTGCCGCAAACTTTTGCATTTCTAAATTCTCAAGCGTGTTCTCGGGATTCTCACTTTCGATGATATCAAAGTTGAATCGTAACGTTCCCTCTTTACCATCTAGTTGAACGTTATTATATCGAATCGTCACATCTTCAAAAGGATTTCTCAAGAAACTCACGTTCCAGAATTCATTACCTTGTGTATCATACGCTGAAATTAACTCGTAGTCAAGATGTTCGGATGGTTTATCTAAGTTTAGTTCTTTCACACTGCCTCCTCAACAATGGTTTCTGCATTGATCACACTGTTGTGACCAATCTTGTAGGTCTTCTGAAGGAACCCAGCAAAGTCTGTTGCTTCAAAAATAGGTTCCCAGAACTCTGCATTAAGTGTGTCTTTGGTGCGCACCTTGTTACCGACGACTTCACCAGTAGAGGTATCGACACGTTGATACCAACCATTAGATGGTTTCACAACGTATCCACCAACGAGTGCAACATCAAGAAGACCGGAGTACTTCTGCACTCCACCTTCCCACGAGACGCCAATCGGAATCTTTGACTTCTCTTTGACATATCGGGACTTCTCTACATTGATCACAAAGTCATAACCAACGATCTCAGTGCCCTGCTTCTCTTGACGACGACCGATAATCCAGATGTTGTCTGCAGAGTAATAGATGCCTGTGCCACCACTCACGATATCTTTCGGGAACAAACCGATCTCTTTGTATGTGTGATTGATCGCAATCATTGGGATGTTCTTCATCGCAAGATAAGGTGTTGACATGCGGAACAGACCCTTCAGTGCCTTCGCACGAGACATGTCTGCAACACCCTTCTCGTTTAGTGCGTCCTCTAGTTCTTTCTTAGACGCTAGATTACCAATTGAGTCTATGACAATAATGACATCATCTTCGCGATCTAACTGTTCTAACTGGTTGATCATGTCAAACTTCAGTTCTTCGACATTTGCAATCGGTGTGTGCAACACACGACTCGTATCGATACCGAACTGTTCAAAGTATGACTGCGGCGAACCAAACTCTGAATCATAGAACAACATAACTGCGTCTGGTTTAGCGTTGAGATATGCACCCGCCATGAGTAAGGCGAATGATGTCTTAAAATGTTTTGATGGTCCAGCGAGGACAGTCAGTCCAGGCGTCACACCACCATTGACAGATCCCGACAACGCGACATTCACCATCGGAACGTCGGTCGGAACCATGTCTTTCTCTGTGAAGAACTTACTCGTCGAGAGAGTCGCCGTCTCCTTTATCTTGCTGTTCTTCTTCAGTTTGTCCATTATCGACATTCTTTTTGCCTCCAAAATCTACGAATGTAATATTGTTTACTTTTTCACGATCATCAAGGTCATATTGTACCCTATAATCGCTATTGATGTCAAGTACTCTTTCAAGAAGATCAAAGGAATGTTCGTTGCCTTCTCGATCTTCAAA